CTATATTTTTATTTCCTGATCTGCTAGATTGTACTGGATAGCTTGACTTGGGCTTAACCACGTTTCATCATCAAGTAAAGTCTTAAGCTTATTTCTTGTTGATGCAAACCGAGTGAGATATGCCTCTTCAAGTGAGGTTTGTGCTTTTTCTAAATCTCCAGCAAGTTTTCTGAGTTGGACTGCATTCCCCGCAGTAAACGTCCAAGGGTTATGAATCATTAACTCACTGTCTGAATACATCTTGATCGTATTCGCTCCCATAGTCATAACAGAACCAGCACTGGCCACAATATCTTTCACAAGAATAGTAATGCTTTCTGGACGGTTTTTTAGATAATTTTTTAGTGCAATTCCCTCGAATAGGTCTCCTCCATACGTAGTTAGAGTTATTTCTATTTCTGTAAGTGCTTGGTGTTTCTCAATCTCTTTCTTTAGATTGCGGACACAGATGCAATTCTCTTGGTCAAGAATCGCTCCCTCCAATGTAAAGTATAGTTTCCCAGGTCTTGTTGCTGATTGAATACTATTTTTGAACTTGGATAAATCTAGAGATTTTTTAGCAAACTTAATAACGTTTGATGATTTGGGTGCTACTTCTTTTTTAGTTGATATTTCCATAGCCTTTCGTAATGCCAAAAAACCATAGACTATTTCGCTAGAATTACTACGCTTCATTTAGGAATTCCTCCAGCGATATCTGACTCAATCGTTCATAATGTTCATGCTCAATAGCATCGTGTACCAGTAATTCCCAACCATTTCCATATTGATGCTCTTCTAAACCAACAAGCAACCCCAGAAGACGTTCAAACTCTTTTCTACCAAACTCTAATGCAGCCTTTTTACGTTCTTCCTCTGTTTCGTTTTTGTCGTAGTAGTAGACTACATATTGGGTTGACCAGTTTTCTGTTCGTCGATCCTTCAGTAATTCTTCATAAGGGATATTTTTATATTCTGATTTTCTGACAACACGTTTTCCATCTAGAATGTAACCTTTAGGCATAAAGCCATGTATACTAGGTTTGGGATTTTGAAAAGGTTCAAATAATCCAAATTTTTGAGTAATATAAGAATTTTTAGGGACAAGTTCCACTTTGTAGCTATAGTGGGGAATTTTTCTTTCGATTTGCTTCATTCTTTTTTCAAATAGATTCATGTTTGTTCCTCGCTATTCTAGTATAATTCCTTGTTTTTCGAGTCTGTTAAAGTCTTTGATTTCCAAACCTTTTATCACATTACTTAATACATTACTTTGTTGTATTGCTAAATGTTTTAGATTGTCTTCAAGTTTTTCTATACTCTCTTGTAGTGTGTTGAGTTCTTTTTGTTTTTGATAAATCAAAGTTCTGAGTTCACTCTGCTTTTCGTTGGATTTTGCGTTTTCAATATTATACTGCTCAAAAAGAATTTTATAAACTTCGTCACTTAACGTATTTGCTTGAGAACCTCGGAATTTTTGATCTAGGATAAATTTTTTATGAATTTCAGTATGTAGGTTTTCTAGCTCCAAATAATTTTGATAATCTAGACCTGGCTTGCTTTGTAATTCTCTGATTAACTGGAGTTGACTATAAAAGTCCTGCTCAAAATAATTAACATCTTTGTATAATTTTATTTTGTTTAATAAATGTTCTGTTTTTTGAAAATACATTTTTTCACCTCGATTTTGTTTATAGCTTTTCATAACCTATCATCTTAAATCTAACAGTGGTTGTCCTCTAGGTTGCTTAAGCATGATTCCTTCTTTCTAAATACAAAAGGGACATATCCAAACAAACTACACTAGGAGGTAGTTATTTGGATATGTCCCCAGATTGTTTCTGATAGACTGCTATTTAATTGTTTCCTTTTTGGTAATCCGTTCTAAACGTCCGTCTAGATAATGAAAAGTTACTTCACCAAATTTAGGAATTTCTATATTTTTAATGCTACCATTTTTGTAGTAATAAATCAAGTCGGACTTGATTTCTACATCAGTATTTTTAACTGCTGAATTCATAGAATTTTCTTTGTCCCCTCTAAGTCGAATGAATTTATTCTTGCTAGATATAAAGTAATTCTGCAAAGCTATCCAAGATTATCTCTCTACGTTTTAGGATAAAAGACTTTTTCTTGTATAGATATCCAGTCTTTCCAAGTTGCATAGTGTGATAAATCTCGTCCCAATCTCTTTTTTGGTGTCCCCACCGTAGTTCAAAGATTACACGGTCATCTGGCTCTAGTTTTTTTAATAACTCATCGATACATTTTTGAAACTCTTCTAACTTTTGAATAACGATATCGCTAGAAAACTCAAGTGCCATATTTTCTGCGTGGTTGAAATGAGATCCGCTTTTTATTTTCGATGTATCAAACTGTTTCATATTCATCTGTTTGGCTTCGTATCCCTGCAGTAGATCTGTTTTTCTCTTTTGAATGAGTCTGTTGATGTTTAAGTATTTTTCTTCTAGCTCGTATTCTAAGTAATTTCTAGTCGCCTCAGCATGATTTTTTGGTTTCATACTCTAATTTTCCTTTGCCAACAATCCACTAACTGCTACATCTCGGATAAATTGGCTTTCCTGCTCTGCCGTCATATTCGGATTGTCTTTCTTGACTTCCAGTAACAGTTCTGCCAACTTGTCACTATCTGTCTGATATACCAGCTTTTTAATAGTATTTTGATAATGTTGTTCCAGACTGTCAATCATTGCTTCCATGCGGTCTGCAGTCTGAAACATATTATTGACGTGATAAGCAATTTTGGCGATTGTCGCGAAGAACTTGGCTCTGGTATCTGGATGTTTATAGAGTTCATACACGTTCAAGGTAACATCTTCAGCAACTATCCTGTTTCCGATTTCTAAAAAGTTTATATAGTCTGCCGTATTGAGTTCTTCAAAATCCATAGCCATAAAATCAGCTCTTTGCTGGTTTAATTCCTCAAGTTCTTTTTCTGCCTGGGCAAAATATTCTTGTTCGGTCATGGTGTTTGTTCTCCTTGTTTTAGTTTGTTGATTGAATAGCGTTTGTCTGAAATGCTGAAGGCCTTGAATGAGTTCCCTTCTAGTCCTTTGAAAATTCGGCTTGCATTTCGTGCATTGTAAACGGTCTTGATTTCCTGGCTGTTTAGATTGGTGTTGATGATCGTGGTTTCTCGGTTGTTGAGAATGTCAAATAGAAAATCCTGCTCCCAGTCGCTCTTAGGAGCAACAGTCGCATTCTTTGTCCCCAAATCGTCCAAGATGAGAAAATCAACCCTTGTCAATTGCTCAACGGCATCAAACTCTGTCAGGTTTGCCCCTTTGCCGTAGTTCCAGCCGTTTTTAATCTGCTTGATGATTTCAGTCAAACTAACGAATAACACGCTTTTAGGCTTGCCAATCTCCTTGAAATGCTCGTTGATTGCCTTAGCCATGGAAAAAGATAGGTGACTTTTTCCGATACCTGTCTGGCCAGTGATCAGCGTGTTACCCGTCATACCTTGTTTGTATTTCTCAACTTGATTTTTAGCAAATTCTAACATCTGCTTTTCTTCAGTAGTATCAGCCATGAAGTTTTCAAAACTAGCTTCTTTCAGTTCGGTTGGCACAAGGCTATCACGCATTAGAACATCATAGGTTGCCACATAGGCTTGTTGGTTACGTGCCTCTAGGAGTATTTCTTCTTCGTGTAAAGCAATATCCTCCTGCGTACAGCTTGGGCAGAATATGCTTGTTTTCAGTTCCTTGGTTTCTCTGTCTGGGAATTGGATTTGCCAGAGCTGTGTTCCGTGTTTGGAGCAACATTCTTCAAGTATTTTTCTTCGGTCTAATAGATCCATTGGATTACCTCCTAGAATGGTAGTGGCGGGTGATTATCATTGTTAGCTGGTTGACCCTGTTTTGGAGTTTCGTTCAAATAGCTGTCAAAGTTGCTAGGGGAAAATAAGGTTTTGGGACGTAAATATTTTGCCATTTCGGTATTATTCTTCCATTGGGCTACCTTGGTATCAATCACTTTCTTGAAGTCCTCAAGAGTATAGCCGTCTTTGTATCTAGCTTGAATGAATTTGGTGTGAGTAGCTATAAATTTATAAGTGTGTCCTGTTTCTTGGTTGAGATACTGGATAGGGATGTAGATAGGGTAGTTTTTAGGATTGGTCTTTCTTAATTCTTCGATAGATGATTGGTTTAGCCAATTTGGAAAAGTATATTCAGAACTTTGTTCTGAAGAATTGTTCAATTCGGAATATATATCTTTATTTATATTTAACTTTATATCTTTATTTATATCTTCCTCTATCTCTATCTCTGGTGCACATTTGTTCAACATTTGTAATTGTCGTCTAGATTCTCGCATTCTATCAGCATTTGTGCTTGATTGTCCCACAAAATTTTGGATATTGGTCATATAAATTGCACCGTTATCCAAAATCTCAATCAAACGTAGTTGCTGGAAAATCTGTATTGCTTTCTCAATAACCCCTACATGATGCCGTGTGATTGTCGCAAGCATTTGAGCGTTATAAGGGATTAAGTCATTAAACATCAGTACCCCATTATTTTTTAGACTGCGTAGATACAATTTCAAAAGGATATTGCTATAAATATAGCCATCAGGCATACTTTCCAGGATGATTGCCTCATCACTTTCAAAGAAATTGTCTTTCAGCTTTAAGTAATAATATTTTTTATTATCTGCCATGCTCCACCCCCAAAAATATCAGAATATCGCTTACACGATAAAACACCTTCCTGGTTTCTTCTAGTGGTGGTTGGTACCGCCTTAGTCCGCTATCCTCCCAACGCTTTAAGGTCTTGGGATTTATTTCTAACTCCTCTAAGACTTGTTGGGCAGTGATTAGACCTAAAGCTTTAGGCTGGATTTTCTCCCGTCCTTCCAGGTACTTATTGATGAGGTCTAGTAGCCCATGAGTTAGATCCTGCTCACTTTCTTTGCTTAAGCTAAACATTTTGATATTTCCTCCAATCGTTCAGGTCTGCATTCAACAAAGCGTTGATGCGTTTGTATTCTTCGTTTTGTTGCCGTTGAAGAGGTAATACCCCAGCTAGTCGTTCGGTATCATTTTGCGGGATATAGTAGCCCCCATGAGTGTCACGGTTGCCACAAATAGGAATGCCATAATCAATTATCAGTTTACGGATGTTCTCCCGTACTGTCCGAACATCTGAATGCGTGTGAAGAGCCAGGTCCGTAGCGGATATTGGTAGAGTCATTCCTAAAGGAATTAGTTTGAATACCTTGTATAAGTGATTGGGTAATGTTGTTTCAGTCATCGTTTTTCTCCTTTCGTGTATGTTACGAATACATTTCCATTTGTTTCATAACCCACCCCTTGCGGTCTTCTTCGTCCATAGCTAAAAATCTATCGACTTCTTCCTTTGGGATATTCCCTTCAAGATAGTTCATGATTAGTGAGTGAAGTTTGGGATTTTGTTTGATAAATTGGGCAAGTTTGTCTTCCATGAATAGCCTCCTAGTTATAGTATCTACTTTGTGATTGAATATAAGCCCCGTAGTTCGCATTGGTCAGCGGTCGGGTATTTTTATTCTCTGGCTTAGTTTTCGGCTTTATATCAAGTTGAAAAGTGCCTAGATGATGCCACAGGTAAATAACCAAGGGAAACAGGATAGCAATCAGTGTCAAGGTCTGTTCTGGTGGTAGGTTTAGTTCTTGCATTACAGTAGCTCCCGCTCTCTTAGGTCTTTAACAATTAGACTGCGTAGGTATGTCCAAGTTGAAGCGGTAGTGTGAATGATGCCGTCGCTTAAGTTGTTTTCTTTGATAGCTTTGTCCAGGAAATTGAATAGCAACCAGTTGGGAGCTTTTCCGTATCTTGTTGTACATTCATCGTCATACCCTTTTAGCTCTCTAAGTAAGTTCTCTACATTCGACTGGTAAAATTCTTCATGGCTTGTTTCAGCCTCTTTGTAAGCCTCTGATAGCTTGTAAAATTCGCTCCAAAGGCTTGTGATAGCTACCCTGCATTCTTCAGCGATTTCAGCAGCTCCATTGAGCTCTTTGGCAATATGCCATTTGCTTAGAATGTCTAGCTTTTCCTCAGCCACTTGTAGTTTTTTTTCAAACTCTTTAAAATACTGTTCCATATTTTTGTTACCTCACTCTATTTTTATTCAGTAATTTTCTCTGCATTTTTAAGAGTTGCCCTCTGTTTGCTAGCACATTCCACGTTTCTGTGGTATAATCATTTCAGATTTGTTTACTAAATCCCTTTTAATCGCTTGCCTGCTGATTAAATGTTTGTTTAGTAATGTTTTGGAAAAGCCTGTCTGTCGTCAAACTTTGGGCTTTTCTTTTACTCAAATAATGTTTCTATTAGGTCCGCTAGTTTTTTAGCGGTCTTTTTTAGTATCAAAAATATCAGTCCGCCTATGGTTTGCCTCCTTTCATTTTTAACGCGTATTATCTTCATTTTGAAGAAGTGAAGTAGTGGGGTGGTATATTTACCCTAGAAAGACATTTCAAGTTGTCAGAAGTGCGTTCTTGATACTCTCCTATGTCGTAGAATTGATTTCATGACTATTTCTTTCTTGGAGGTTTTGCAAAAGGGCTGACTGTTCCGTTTTTCATTTTTACTCTGAGATACACTCGTCGCCCTCGTTCGTCGATTTCCTCTGAAAGAATGTCGTATAGTTCGATACGCTTTTCAATCTTGGTAATGTGCCTGCGGACACTGGTTTCAAATGTCCAGGCATCTTCTAGCTCATCGTAGTTGATGACTGTTTCCCGTTCTTCTGGCAGGTATGCCATTTCATTCCCCTCCTATCGTGTAGATAGTTTTTGTTTTTTCATGATTAACTCTCGAATGTCAGCGTATTGCATATTCACGTTAATCAGAGCTATCGCTACATCTTCAAAAGCCTGGTAGTTTGTTAGTTCATCACTTGTCAAGCTATCTATGCCGTTGTGTCCGCCACGCTTGTTTTTCCACTGCTTAGCATTCATTCCAGTTACTGCCTTAAGCAACAGATTGTTTACAGAGGCATAGGCTTGTTTGGGTGCATTCTCCCAGTTCTTGATTGCTTCAAGTAAGTTTTTTCGCCTTGGCTTTTCTAAGGCTCGTTGGATCTTGAAGTTGGCTAGCTCGTCCCTCATTTCGAAGAATGCTTTGACTAAGTTTTTTTTGAACTCTCTGACTGGTTGGGTGTTTCTGAGATAGGTTATCAATAAAGTAGCTTGTTGCTCATTCAAAATGTAGTTCTTTGAATGTTGGCCACTAGTCATAGCTTGGATTTGAAATCCAACCTTTCCTAAATTTTCAAAATCTACCTTGTGTTCTCTGATTAAGCGTGTAATAGTGTGATGTTGCACCTCTGCACATTCTGCCACAATCTCGCTAGTAGTGTACGGCTCTTTCCGTCCGTCCATGTAAACTAGTTCCATAGACTTACTCCAATCCTAATTTCAAAAACGTTGTATAACTTTATGCAACCAAAAAATTAAAAAAATATATCTTCTAAAGTAATTTTAGGAAATAAGGAAAGTAGCAGACTTTTGAAAATTATTTTTTCTGAGTCCTTAAAGGGAACATTGCCTTTCTCTTTGTTATGATAACTTTGAACACTAATGCCCAAAGCTTTTGCCATTTCCTTTTGGTTTTTACCCAACATATTTCGATAACCACGCACTTTGTCTGGGTTGTACATTTGAACACCTCCTTCCGTATAACTTTATGAAACTAATTCTACCCTAAAAGAATTAAATTGTCAACGATGTTGTGTAACTTTTTATAACTTTTGGTGGATTTTTATTTTTATGTTTGTTAGAATATACAATGAAAGGAATAGTTTTATGACTAATGATATTGATAAAAAGGCTATTGGCGTAAGAATTAAGAATATTAGACAAGAAAAAGGAATGACACTTGAAGAATTCGGGAAACTGTTTGGAGCTGGAAAGGGACTTGTTTCAAGATGGGAAAATGGGTTATCGGTACCAAATCCGGAACGGGTAAAAGCTATTGCAAAGATTGGAGATACTACTGTTCAAAATTTGTTGAGTGGAACGGCAAGTGCCTATTTGAAATCAAGTATAGACTCCAAGTTAGAAGAGCTTTCTAAAGATGACTTATATATTCATAATTTACTTACAACATCAGAGTTTGAAGATCTGTATCGGCAACTACTTTTTGAGGTAGATACGGAGTCTTATGCACGTATTTTAGATACATATGGGACAGATTATCTAGATAGAATATCTAATAAATTTATTGATGCTATTAAATTAAGCTCAAATATGCGTAATGATTTTGAAGCGTTTACGATATTTAATATTAGATTTCATAATTTTAGGGATATTATTGAAGATGTCTATGGAATTACTAACGATAAATCTGGCTTTCAACCTTTGTTGACTAATAAGGAACTGAATATTGAGTATTATTATAAGCTCCTGCCGTTTCTTGATGCTCTTGATGATGCTTTGGGAACTATTTTTAGTGAATTGGCAGAAATTGAGGGAGATAGACTGAGGATATTAAAAGAAAATCTAACTAATTCTAAAATATCAGAAGATGTAGAATAATAACCATTAAGAGAATTCCAGCCATTTTGATAAGAAACAGAATTATGATTAGGAACAATTATTGTCAAAAATGGTATTTTGTCAATAATTAAAAAAGAAACAGGAGGAATTATTGACAAAAGTGGTCTTTTGTTAATAATAAAATCTGATGTATGGAATAATTGTAAGCGGAACTCCTTAAACAGAGAGTTATCTTGAGATTATCTTGAGATTTTCCCAAAATAGACTATTAGAAATGCGATAAAATAGGTATTTGCAGGAAAAATTATCTTGAGATTATCTTGAGATTTTCCCAGAATAGACTATTAGAAATGCAATAAAATAGGTATTTGCAGGAAAAGTTATCTTGAGATTATCTTGAGAATGCATTAACTGGAAACTGCTTGTAAGCTGATGCTATAAGTTTTCTAGGAAAAGTTATCTTGAGATTATCTTGAGAATGCATTAACTGGAAACTGCTTGTAAGCTGATGCTATAAGTTTTCTAGGAAAAGTTATCTTGAGATTATCTTGAGAATGCATTAACTGGAAACTGCTTGTAAGCTGATGCTATAAGTTTTCTAGGAAAAGTTATCTTAAGGCCATCTTGAGAATATCATTTTGAATGGAGTAATAGAAATGAATATTAATCTTCCGGAAGGAATCGAAATTGAATATAAGGCTGCTGAAAAAGGATTGCCAAAATCATTTTGGGAGACCTATTCGGCTTTTGCCAATACTAATGGTGGAGTAGTAATTTTGGGTTATGATGAGAGGGATAAGATAAATCCTATGAAAGGATTTAAGAATCCACAAACTATTTATGATCAGTTACTTAATGATGTAAATAATCCTAATAAAGTTAGTTTTAATTTGTTGACTGATGATGATGTTCTTATAAAACCAATCAATGATAGCGACAGAAGTATAATTATAGTTAACATAAGAGAGGCTCCCTACTCTGCCAAACCTGTCCATATAGGAAAAGATATCGGTAACTCATATATTCGATTAGGTGAAGGCGATAGACCGGTCACTAAGCAACAATTAAAATATCTTTTATCTAGTTCACATGATGATATTGATAGCCAGATATTACCAAATTTTGATATTGATGATATTAATTTAGAAACGGTTGAAAGATATCGCTCACGCCTCGTGTTACAAGATGAGAAGTACAAAGATTTATCTGTTGAAGACTTGTTAATCAGTGTTGGAGCCTATAAAAAAGATAGAAATGGTGATGGAAGGTATAAACTAACGTCTGGTGGTTTGCTGTTTTTTGGTAAATATAATTCAATAACGGATCGTTTTCCTCATTTTCAACTAGATTATTTTGAAAAAGATAGCAACTTGAATCCTAGATGGATAGACCGAGTTTCTACGGGAGACGCTAGTTTTCCAGATTTGAATATGTTTGACTTCCTACTCATTGTATTGGATAAACTTTCCGCAACTGTGAAAGATCCGTTTGTGTTGGATACAGATTCCAAAGCTCGTATACCATTTAAAAAAGATTTAGAAGAGTCTTTACGTGAAGCTCTAGTAAACAGTCTGATGCATGCGTACTATGATGCAGACTTTCCTATCAAGATTACGGCATTACCAGATTATTATGAATTTAAAAATCCGGGAAATATGAGAGTAACTGTCGATGAGTTTATCAAGGGGAATAATTCTGTGACACGAAACCCAACCATTTCTACCCTTTTGAGAAAAATAGGATTGTCAGAGAAGGCTGGAAGTGGAGGGCAAAAAATATTTGATGTGGCAGCCAAACATAATTTAATTCTCCCGAGCATCAAAACACCATTTGATTCTACTACTATTGTTATTTGGAAAGTTGATTTTAAACACAATATTAATAAACTTCCTGAGCCAGATAGAAGTATTCTAGAATTCATTTCAGAGAATTTGTCTATCAAGAGAATGCAGATTGAAAACGATTTGGGATTGGCTGGCCAAGAATATAGTTATAGAAAAGCCTTAGAACGGTTAATTGAACAAGGTTTTATAAAAAGAATTGGGAGTGGACCAGGGACAAAGTATGTACTTAAAAAGTCATCCCAAGAACATTATTACTTGATGAAACAAACAATGCGTGAGATAGAAGATTCATTGAAAATCTAATTTTGAAGATTTTCTAGAAAGAAAAGATAAAATAGAGTTGTTTTGTAGTATTATGTATGTTCGGATAGAGGACATCTAGAAAAGATTAATAATCCTAACAAATATACCTAAAAAGTGATAAAATATTGCTAATCGTAAAAGAAGTTTGCAAAAACTACACTGCTCTAGGCCTGTATCTCTATATGGGTAAGGGTTACAATGAATTTAGCGTATCAACTTTTTAGTTGTTACGCTTTTATTTTTTACTATTCTGCATGATATAAACCTAAATCCCTTTTAATCGCTTGCCTGCTGATGATAGAAAGGTTTATAATCATGAAAATAAAGGAAGTAACAAAGAAAGACGGTAGTATTGTTTACCGTTCGAACATCTATCTAGGAGTGGACCAGATAACAGGGAAGAAAGTCAAGACCAATGTCACGGGGAGGACACAAAAGGAGGTTAGGCAGAAGGCCAAGCAAGCAGAATATAACTTCAAACAAAGTGGCTCAACACGCTTCTGTGCTCAAACAGATATAAAAACCATTGAGGAACTATCTGAAAGCTGGCTGGCGAACTACCAGAACACTGTGAAGCCTCAAACGTTAAGAAATACCAAGTCATATCTAAAGAATCATATCCTACCCCGTTTGGGAGATATGCGACTGGAAAAGCTAAGTCCACCAGTAGCCCAGGCGTTTATAAATGATCTGGCCAAGCGTACAAATCAATTTGATAAGGCACGCTCTGTTCTATCGAGAATGTTTCGGTATGCTATTGTTTTGCAGTTAGTCCAGTACAATCCTGTGCGAGATACTCTCGTTCCCAGGAAGAAGCAATCGGCGAAAAAGAAAGTGAAATATATCCAGTCAGACCACTTAAAAAAGTTTCTGGATCATATCGACAAGCTCGCCCAAAAAGACTTTACAAGGTATGGCTATATGGTTGCCTTTCGCCTCTTGCTTGCTACTGGTATGCGTATCGGTGAGTTATCCGCTTTAGAATGGTCTGATATTAACTTGGAGGAACACAGTATCAGAATCAACAAAACCTACTTACAAGAAATTAAACAGGTAGGAGAAACCAAGACCAAGGCTGGGGAAAGAGTTGTCAGCATCGATAAGGCGACAGTCCTCATGCTCAAACAATACCAAAACCGTCAACGAGTGGTATTCTTGGAAGTTGGAGGAGCACCGACTAGGGTATTTGAAACACCGACACGGCTCTACCTTACCAGGAATAACTTTCAAAGGGTGCTAGACCACCATTGTGAAAAACTTGAAATCCCACGAGTTACCCTCCACGCTTTCCGCCATACTCACGCTAGTTTACTGCTGAACGCTGGTATCAGTTACAAGGAACTCCAGCACCGTCTAGGTCACTCCAATATCACGTTGACCCTAGACACCTATTCTCACTTATCCAAAGACAAAGAAAAAGAGGCGGTTTCATATTATGAAAAGGCCCTCGCAAGTCTTTAG